ACACGAAAAGACTACAAAGAAGTAATTTTAACATAGAGCTTAGCTCCTGCTGTATCAGATTTGAAGTTATTGTTGTTCAAGTCAATGGCATTGACAGGTGCCCTATCCTCATCCCAAGATCCCCCAGTAAGCTGAAAACCCCCCTCTAACTTACTGTCCGACCTGTAAATGTTAGCTCCAGGAGTCTGATTCTGGAACTTCAGATTACAGACCATACTAGGTACGTAAGGAGCATTCGAGAACGTAGAGTTCAGGAACGTGGGATCGGATGTAATCAAGGTCCACAGGTTATACCAAACACCTGCAGTAGGAAGTATAAAGAGCCAGTCTCGTGTCATTCCTCATCTACTCCTTGGTTAGTCTCTGGAGGAGCACCTGCTGGAGTTCCCCCTCCTCCTGCTTGCAAGGTTTGAGCTAGTTGAGCACCCTGATGTTCATGAATATGAGCTAGGTTATTAGCATACCCTGCTGGGTTACTGAGTTTAGCTTCTAGTCCTATAGGGTCTACTAAGAAAGCAATGGATGTCGCAATATGAACTGCATGATCGTCCACATCAGGGTCTATTGGAACAGTAGACTGTACAGGAGAGACTGGAGCACTCTTCAGAAGTTTCTGAATCTCCCCCGCTTGCTTGCACCTCTGAGATTCCCCAGGTATCTTCAGTCCTGTAAGTGCAAATGAATCTTGTAACATCCTAGCATTCTCAGGATTATATAGGGCGGAGTTTACATAGTCGTTATTAAGCTCCATCAACTTCATGAGCTTGCCTTCAATCTGCCCAAGGGAAACAGGGAATGCTTCAGATCCCTCTGCCTCTACTCCCCCTACCTTACCCTGTAGCTCTGACTGTTTGATCCAGGTGTTTATATAGTTACCATCAACAAACTTTACGAATCGCTCATCTTCAACTACACAGTCCTTGTACAAATCTACAGCACCTGCAATTGTTTTAGTCCACCATTCGAGTAATAACGTCCAGGTAACCTGTAGCCGTTGAAGGGCCATTTGCCTAGATGCTGCATACTCTGCGAATGTTCTGCTTTTTCCTTCACTAGGTCCACCATATATAGAGGGGAAGGAGCCTACACAGAACTGGGCATCTGTATCAAGTTGCTTGAGGAACATAGCAACCTCTCTAGAGAGTGTTGCTCGGGAAGAAGTGTAAAAACTATTTCCCAATGGCTCCCCTGGTTTCCTCGGCTTTGCTTTATAAATGTAACCAGGTACAGCCTCGAACTTACCATACTTATCGAAGTCGACAACTTCTGGATCTGCCCAGTCTGACGGGATGCCATGAGAGATCGTCTCCATGATGAGGTTAACAAGCTGATTCCTCATCTCTTGGATCTGCACAAGGGGGCGAAGAATGGGATCTGAATGGATCAGTGTAGAAAGACCCGCCTGCCCAACAGTCCAACGGTCATCTAGTTTCTCAGGTTCTGAACTAATATATATAGGCTTCTTGCCAATAAGGATTACCTTTGCACCGTCAGGAAACTTCTTGAGGAGCTTATCTCGTTTGTCCTCATCATTCTCCCTATAAAAAGCAGCAGGTCTTAGCCAAATCTTCTTGACTGTTACTAGGTGCCTCTGTTCAATCTCAGGATCATACTCTGTTACATATCCTGATCTTGAGAACCTAGACAGATCCTCTATTCTTTCCTGTTCTATTTCCTCTGCAAAGTCAGGGTAAAGAGACTTAGCTACATCCTTCCCTATATCGCAGAAGAGAATAAAGTAAGTACACTCATCTTGATTTCGTGCATAGTAGGGAACCTTAAAGTTAAGGGGACCAAAGATGTCCAACTTTACCCTGCTCTTAGGATAGTCTTCTTCACGTAAGATTACAGGTACTTCTTCTTTGGTCTTCTTCTCTTTAGGCTTGTCTACTTCATTGCATTGAGGACAGGATCCTTGTGTAGGTGAGGGCGAGGAGGAAGAGGAGGGTGAAGAGGAAGAGGAAGAGGAAGAGGAAGGTGAAGGGTCATACTCAAAGGGTTGCTGTGCTCCTGTATTCTGGTCCCTACTACTCTGAGTCCAATCAGTATCAGATTCATAATCACAGTTAGGACAAGTGAACTTAGAAGATTCCTGTTCCTTCTTCCCATACACAGGAACTTTATAGGAACCATACTTCAAGTCAGCATCTTTGTAACGATAACTTGCTACTAAGCCCTGAAGAGAAAGGAAGAAGAGAGCACGAAGGAAGAGAAGTTTCGCCTTATTATGCCGCTGAATCAGGTCTGCAATCTTAGAGTAAGTCCGAGCAGTAGTAAGATCAGAGGGTTCATCAGCATCATCCGGGATGAAGCGTAAAGAGGGAATCTGTGAAGATAAGGCAGCAATGATAGCTGTACCATGAGCAGAAAATATATCAACAACCTTATCAGAAAAACTTCCAAGCTGCTCCTGCACATCATCATTGTCTTCTTCCCAGTTGATGTCTAGTGGGGAGCGCCAAGAGTCCTGCTGCTCTGACCAGAATAAGTATTGAACACCATGCCAAAACTCCTCATTCTTCTTCCACTGACGAATCATTGACTTACGGACTTCAAGGTCCTCCCGTTCACAGGACTTCACTATGTCCTTTAGGGACTTCTGAAGCTCTTCGTCTAGCTCGTCTTTTGCTTTCTTATCTGCCATTTAAGTTTCTCTTAGGGGACTTTCTACAGCCACCTTTTGCAGCTACAAATGCCGCTGTATCTGTAAACAAGCCCCCCAAGAACTCAAGCACCGACCACTAAGACAGCAGCAGGAACAGAGATGGTGATACTACTTCCTGGAGGGTTAATCTCTGCTCCTTCCATGTAGTTTGTCTTGTAAGGAGGCATATCCTTAGACCCTCCAAAGGATGCAGACAAAGGATGAGAGAGGGTTAGCGTAACATCATGGTAGCGGTTGTCAAAAGGACTAAGCGCCGTGACAACACCAACCAACTTCACTGTTGCTCCCAGAGTAATAGCAACTCCGTTTGCATCGACCATTGCATCCATCATGTTAATTAAGCCCCCACTACTAGTTGAGCTGCCTCAAACCCATACTGTGTTGTAGGCAGCTGTTGGTTAGGTGTTGCAAAGTTGAGGGACTGCGGATTCCCTCCCCCTGATTGAGGAGGGACCGTAGGACCTGTTGGATAGAGAGGTGCGACTACAATCGTGCCAAAGTGAGGGTCCTGCTGGATTGCTACTACTGTACCAACCAGTTTCACTGTGGCACCTACAGTCACCGTTGTACCAAAGTGGTCAAGTAGGAGGTCCATTAGTTTAGTATTGACTCCCAACCACCATCAGCTCCAGTGGATGAAAGCTGAGGACTTTGCCGGGTGCAGGAATACTCTGAGGGTAGGTTCCTGAGGTAGGCGTCACGATACTAGATTGAGGGAATTGTGGGATGACTTGGATGTCCTGGAAATGAGTGTCGTTGTTATTAACTGCAACAACAACACCAATCATCTTCACCATCTTACCCACTGTGATGGCAGTTCCCACAATGTCTACCGGTAGGTCGCCTACTAAGGGCACACCTGTATTGTACCCATAGGGAATTGCTTTCCCTGAGAGCCATTGATTTGCAATCTCAAGAGCTAGCATTGTGATGTTACTCCTCAGTCCAGATCATCGTAACAGACCAGGAAGAAGCATGGGCAGGGGTCGCGGCGTTAAGTGTGGCGATGATCGCCTGCGTAGCTCCACGAAGGACCAGGCCCTTAGCACCGGGCTGGTTACCAAAGTTAAACACATAAGGGGTCGTCGGAGGCTGAACAGTAGTAGCAGTAGCGAGGAAGGCAGACAGCTTAGTGACAAGCACAACACCAGTCAAAGTGCCGTCTGTAGGTGTCGCAGTGTAGAAAAGGGGAAGAGCGGTGCCAGCACCGTCTGAAGAGTCCCAGGGGATCACAGTGGCTGTCGTGGCTTTAGTTCCACCAGTAGGGAGTGCTGTCTCTTTTTGCAAAGAGAAGTCATACTCCTCACCCGCTGTAGCAATCGTCGCATTGACGATAAGCTGGAGCAGGCGAACGACCTTAGTCGCAGAGCCTGCCAGACCAAAGATGGCGGTAGTCGCTGCGGTTCCGACCGACTGTCCAGTGTACGTAGCAGAGTAGGTAGCCTTACCGCCATCTGCAACAGACACTACTTGCCGCTCTGCTGTGGAAGTACCTCCGCCGTTGTAGGTGTTAGCGACGGGATTGAAGGTCTCAACAATGGTACCAGCACCATTAGGAAATAGTTGTACGCTCACGTTTAATTCTCCTTTTTCTTAAACTTCTTCATGTGCTTCGAAAACAAGCTGCGTTTCTTTGCAGGTGTTTTTTCTACAAACTCTCGTGCTGTGGAGGAGGGAACACCACTCCCTTTAATTGAACCTGCCATTACACCAGCCATGAGCTTGTACTGTTTAGCAGACTTAGCTGGCATCTTTTTCCTCCTCTTCTTTCACTTCTTTCACTTCTTTCACTTCTTTCACTTCTTTATGCACCCTGAATAGCTTGGACAGTTCCCGCTGCCTAATATACCAAGGAGTTTTCCCTATAGGAGCAGTTGCAACAGAGGAAACAACTTCCTTAGAGAGCAGGCCGTTCTGATCCAGAACAAGCTCAAGCAGAGCTGCATTCTCTGATCTGAGTTCATTCACGAGTTTGAGTAGCTCTTGCTCAATATCGGTCATACTAGCTCAGGGAACGAAACCCTACAGGGGGACCCCACTTTTTACAGGCAAGTGCAAAAGCAGGCCAGCTTGAAGGGGGAAGTGATTTTTCCTCTGGGGGTGCCCACATTCTAGACATAGGATAACTTCTACCACCTACACCTGCAGTCCGACAACCAAATCTATGACGGTCCATAAAATGCCTATTCTCTGTTTTCTCTGCCTCAGTCAAACGTTTTCGAGAGGCAGCACGCTTTTTAGCTATACCTTCTATAACCTTCTGGGCCTCTTTAGGGGTCATATAAGAATCTTGACCGGGAATTTCACCCGGTCATTAAGGACCGTTAGGTCCCCTGTTGCAGCTTAGCCAACGCTGCATTAACTGCATTAAGTCCAGCAACTACCTCATCAATAACCTGACTGATAGTCTCTGCGGTAGCGGTAGCAGTAGTACCAGAGGCACCAATGATTGCAGTTGCAACCACTTTCTTAGCGGCTCCTTGCTTAGGAGCTATGATCGCCTGTTCTGCCGTGTAGATTGCATTGATAACAGCAGAGGCAGCAGGCCCCACAACAGGGATAGCGGAGACTACAGGGGTAAAGGGTTCCACCCCTACAATCACCTTCCCGATCTCTTTTAGAATTGAGAGGAAGCTCATGTTATGTGATCCTTCTACTTTCTACCTTCTACCTTCTACCTTCTACCTTCTACCTTCTACTTCGCAGCAATCTTGACCAGTGCAGCCGCAATGGCAGCATTAGAGTCCGCTACGGCTTGCAGGTTTGTGGTCACACTGCCTGCAAGGTCATTAACCATTGTAGTCAAAGTACCAATCTGGGCAGCAAGGGCACTGACCTGCGAGGTAACGTTGGTCTGCACGGATTCAGTAACTGCAGCGGCAATTCCCGCACTAGCAGTATCCACTGAGCGGTCTGCGGGGTAAGCACTAGCAGCAACAGTGTCGCCAACACCAGTGCGAACAGGGCTAACCGTCTGCTGACTGGATGTGTCACCTGCTTGAGCAGAGATTACTGCATTAAGGTTTCCAAGGTGGTCAATCGTTGCAGAGTTGGTTGCACGGCGCAGGTTTAGGTCTGCAAGTGCACGAGCATTAGCTTGGTTATCAGCCACACTCTGTTGCATAAGAGCCATAGCATTATCAAACAGAAGTTTGATATTCTCGGGTCCACCAAGCAAGGTGTACGGAGGAATTTGATGTGGGCTGGATATTCCAGTGTTAGGGATTTCTGCCATTACTTCTCCTTTTCAGAAGCTTTCAAAAGTTTGCGTGTCGTAGTCCTGACCCGTGGAATCTCCTTACAGGTCGTTGTGCTTTGATTCCACGAGCCTCAATATTGCTCATATCTATATAGAACTTTGTAATCTCTGAGGGGGAAGCGTTCGGTTGTTCAACTTTTGAACAGGCCTTGGCTATCTGTACCCTCTTCTCATACTCACCCAGGCCACTATCTAACCACGCTTGGCAGGCAGTGACCCCGTAACGAGTCTCGTCATAAGGATCGTCACCTCGAAACTCTTCTACGTCCTCTGCGTTGCCTTCATCATCCCTGTCTGTTACTTGTTTAGTCTTGTCTTTCTTATACACGCAAAGAGGAAGAGCTTTAATCGTTTCTACGCAGGTATTGAAGATTTGTATTTTCGGGAGGAAGGTCTCTTCGGGTTCTGATTTGAAAGCGTCTTCATACTTTGAAAGGCCCGCAGGTCCTTCCCTCCTGTATATTTCACGGGCCTTCTCAGCAGAGTATCCTTCAGGAGGAACGAACCTGGGAGGCTTAGGAGACCAGCGGAGATATTCTTGTAGGAGGAGTTTGCCTGCGACTCTATCGTTATTAGCTTTTCTGGGAGAGAGTCCTGAAGACAAAGTGAACTGTTCATCTATAGTAGCTTCATCTCCTCTGTTCCCCCAAGCTGAAGGATCGAGAACTACGTCAGAGAGGACTTCATTTTGAGAGAGCTGTGCAATAGTAGAGGCCCAGGATGATATTTTGGTTTTCAGGCAGGAGTATTCGCGGTACTTGTAGATCTTGGCAGGAAACTGAACTGAAGGGACTGGGTTTATAGCGTACCAACCCGCGATTGTCATTGCACTATAACCCCAGTCAATTGATAAGACCCTGGGCCAATAGTCCGGTACGGAGAAAGGCGCTATGACGTGCAGTGCATTAGAGGGTTCTGATTCTACATGAAATTCCCGGAAGTCGTCGAATACTTGCCCCGAGAAAGCCCACCAATCACCGTCTGCTTTAGCTGCTCTGTCTTTCTCAGGCAGCCTGTTCAGGCGGTTGACATAGTCAGGATCATTGAGGATCAGATGGGGGTTGTCTGTGACTTTGCTGGGGATGTAGATGCGGTAGAGGATCTGAGAAGCCCCTCCTACAGTTTTCGTCTCTCGGAGGATTACATTACCCTGTTTAGCAGGGGCAACAAATCTTTTGCGAAAGTAGGAGTGACCAATATTGCCTGGGTTGGTTCCACCACGAACGAAGGAAGGTAGGTCTGGGCTTGAAGTACGACATCGGGAGAAGGTGAGATACTCGTATTGATAGGGAGTAAAGGATGTCGCCTCATCAAAGAGGATGATGTTGTACTCAGCAGTGTCATACTTCGTTACATCCTTCTCATGCTCACAATGTCCGAACTGGAGTATTGCGCCTGAAGGCCATGTCCAGCGCTTCTTCTGGTCCTGATAGGTTGCTCCTGAAGCTGTGTAGAATTCTTTGCTGCGAGGGATTACTTCGTTGTCTAGTTCAGGGAACGTTCGTCTGAGGTAGAGGACCTTGAATCTGGAATGCTTGTATGCTGGGTTACCTTGCTTGTCCTTGATGCAAAGTGGCAGCATTAGCAGACACTCTGTCTTACCACCGCCTGCTGCTCCTCCGTATAACCCCTCGAAGACAGTATCAGGGATTGATAGGAAGGCTTCTTGCCGTTTTGTTGGCTTCCACTCTGTAACAGTAGTACTCATGACGTCTCACGACGTTATTTTATTTAGGTGGGCTCCTTCTAGTGGACTAGTGTTTGGACACCCAGTATCCGCACCGTGCATGGGCTACCCATTACAGCCGTCCTAAAAAGACCCAATTATGTCTCACGACGTTAAAGGGTCTTTAATCTGTTTTGCAGTTGCAAAGCAGAGAGTGTTTGGCTGTGTCGCAGCAGCAAACACACAAATTCAGGTTCCTGAGGAACAGGTCTAAAACCCAAACAAGTACTTCAGAATGTCAGTGATGATGATAATAATTGGAACGCCCATGATTTCTTACCCCTCCTGTTGCTTAACTTTAAGTTAAGCAACGTCCAGCATCTTGTAACCAGACTGCTTCCGCATCTCAGGTGCATAGATTACAAGCTGGATTCTGGTTCCGTCTTCTTGAACGCGGGTCTTCTCAATAATCCTGCTCATGTTAGCAGAGACGATCGATAAGTCTTTCAGGGAGGCAGTCTCGAATTTCTCGATCGTCATTAAGCCCATCGCCTGCATGAGCTTGTCAATGGCAAGTTCCTGCACCCGCTCCAGGGAGTAGTTTATAGCGGCCTGCACCCTGGGATCTTTAGAGTTCTTTGCGGAGTTGACCTGACCTACAGTTATACTGAGAGAGTCTGCAACGTCCTTTGCAGGCAGTCCTTGACGGACCATCGATCCTGCGAGTATTTTCGTTTCTGTCGGTAAGGATGGTTCTTTAGCGTAAGGACGGGGTTCCTTTTTCTCGAAGGTAACGTTGTCATTGTCAGGAACGTATACAGTTACAGTAGAACCAGGCAGAGAACGAGTAAGGTTGTTAGGACTTTGCAACCGTCGCTCTAGCTCTGCCTGGTTAATCCGCATGACCGCACACTTACAAGGAGAATCCGACCCTTTCCTATCTCTAGGGTATCATTTTTTAGGGTGAAAGTCAAGGGGCTTATTTGCTTTGTTTTCTATGGGTTAATTGTTCATTTTCTGAATTTGTTTGTCCGGTGTCTGCAAGACAGATGGGACCCTTTTAGGTTGTGTTTTACTTTTCTGTTTGTTTAGCTTAAAGTCGCCTTCGCACATGGGGCGAATTTTCCCTGTCAGGGGGACCCTTCTGTGGGGCTGTGGGGGGTGGG